GCCGGGTTCATCGGCTGGTCGATCAGCTCGGGAATGAGCGAGCCGTAATCGCGGCGCATCACGCGCGAGCCGATGGGCGTCGTGAGGATGTCGCGCACCGATTGCCAGATGTGCGCTAGGTCACGAATGACGCGGCCGGTGGCGGTGTTCAAGCCGCTCATTTGGTGCCCTCCGTCCAGTCACCACCGCGCTGCACGGCACCGTGACCGTGGTTGTCGAGCACCACGCCGTTGGACGACAGCTTGCCGTCCCGGTGTGTGAGGTCGCCCGTGATGACGTTGCCGTTCTCGCCACCCTGGCCGGCAATACCGTTCTGGAAGGCGAGCAGCCCTTGGACCGTGGCGTTGCCCTTGACGGTCACGTCACCGTCGAAGGTGGTGTCGGGGCACTTCACCAGCACGCTGGTGGCGGCCTCCAGGAACACGGTGTTGACCCCGTGGACGGACAACAGGCCCGCGCCGTGGTCGTAGGCGGTCCATGCACCGTCCGGGTACAGGGTCACGGTCTGATTGCCGTCGTGGCTCGGCACGTCGGCGCTGTCCGAGGGGATGGCGCACAGCACGATGCCGTTGGCCAGGTCGCCGCTTGGGGCAAGCAGCACGACCTGCTCGCCAACGGTTGGCGGGTTCCAGGTGCGTGTGCCGCCGGCGCGGTCTTCGCACCAGGGCAACCACGTGGTGGTCATGCCACCGGTGCGCACACGCACGGCCGGCGGCTTGGTGTGGCGCACCTCGGCGACGCGGCCGGTGCGGATGAGGTTTTCTAAGAGGCGGGCGAGTTCTGCGGTATCCATACCCGCAGCGTGCCGTGCGCGCGCGGGGTGGTCACGCAATCGTTGTTGTGTGGAGGCCGTTCACAACGTCTGGCGTCGACTGGCAGCTTTCGCCCCCTGACGAGCAAGCACCGGTACAAGGCGTCTCCTACCTGAACAGTCAAAAGAGCACTTGGCTGATTTAGATCTATTTGCAACGCTATGAATGGTCTATGTTCAGGTGATCGTGCAACACCGAAAAGCCGAACGCAGGAGTATGTGACATGGGGATCGCAAGCGACGATCCGACACTGGGAACAGTGTTGGCTGAACTCCATCGCGCAATCGCACGAGCCCTTCCGGATGGGGCGGTCCTGCAAATGGAGATGAAACGGCCAAGCATCCTGGATGTCCATGCAGAATGGTCTGTCATAACAGATGGAAACAATAAAGCCGTCCCCCGTATCTCGTTCAGCCTCACTCAGCCAATGGTGAGTAACTTCCTACGGCAGACCGGCGAACAGCGACTCGCAACATGTCGAAGACTGACCGAATGGCTGGAATGGTTCATTTTGGCGAGATGCACCGGCCGATCAGGTGCCAAGCGAATTGATGCTTTGGCAATCGTTCCACTGGCCGTCTTTGGACCATATCCAAGCTCACAACGCCACAGCTAGTGGGCGACAGCCGTAAGAACCAACTCAAAAATCCGCTCTATATCGCCCTCGCTCAGCCCCAGCAATTCGCGCGCAGGGTACTTGGCCGTCAGGCCGTTCTTGCTAACCCGATCGCGCAGCCCGAAATGGTGGACGGTCGCAATGCGTAGCGCGGTGCCAGCGAACGTGATGACAGCCGTGTTTGGGTCTGTCTCAATGCGCATATAGCGCGCCATGCGCAGGCGAGTGAACATTGAACGGCGGATGCTACCGCGCTTATGGCGGAGCTGCGGCTTGCGCGGCTCGAACGATGCTCCGTCTGGGTTGCGCTGCGAGGCAATGCGAGCAGACTGCCGCCGGCGCAGCTCCACCGCAATGGCGCGGCCCAGCAGGCGCCGCTGCGGGGCGTCCAGCTTGGCCAGCAGACCGGCCAGGTAGGCATCGAGCTCATGCAGCCCGCTCACGCAGGCCTCCAGCTCGCCGGATCATCCTCCGCGTTGACGGGCTCGGGGTGGTGTTCCACCTGGTAGCCGGCGCCTTCCACCTTGACCGTCACCCGTTCGGTCAGCTTGAGCTTGATGGAGATGTCGACCGTCGTGTGATTGAGAATTTCCGCCTCGAACTTGAAGGCGTCTTCGCGCTTGTCGGGATTGGTGAAGGTGTCGGGCTGATTCGTGCGCAGCCAGGCCAGCACGGGCACGACGATCGTGTCTGAGCTGTGCGGGTAGTCAGTCACGATGAGCGTCAGCGTGTACCGATACTCGAAGCCGAGCGACCGCGCGCCGGTACCGACCACGTTCCCCTCATCCACAAAGACGTGCAGCGCATCGGGGTGCGCGGCCAGGTGCGGCACGGCCGCCGTCAAGGCCTCGCGCAGGCTGGTGGCCTTCATCATGGTGCGCTGGCCTCGCCGATGATCGTCACGCCCTGGTCGCGCAAGGTCTGCTGCAGCGTCTTCAATTGCTCGCTGTTGGCAAGGCTGTCGGTGTAGTTGCCGGCAACGGTGCTGGCGACGGCAGAGAGTGCAACGCCCGAGGGGGCCGCATTAATACCTCCGGGATTTGGATCTGGCACTGTGCCGGCGGCTGCGGCGTCGTGCAGCCGCACAAAGCCACGAGGCACAGCGCAGGCAGCATCAGCTTCGATCGGAACATAGCGGGGGACCTCCTTCACAATGGTGTCGCCCTTGAGGCGGATGACGCGCTCACGGTCCACGTACTGCGTGACGGTGACCGTGGCGCTCTGGGTGTTCTTGAGCTGCGTGCGCAGCGCACTGGCCGTGGTCTCGGCCTTCTCGGCGCGATCGACGGCGGTGGTGTAGCTGTCGTTAGCCCACCAGGCGAACCCGGCAACCACGGCCAGCAGCACGACGATGAAGACGGCGCGGTTCATGCCGCCACCGGTTCTTCTGCCTGGTAGCGCTCGAAGGCGCGCTCGAGCTTCACGTCGTACAGGTTCGCTTTGTAATCGGCGCCGTTGTAGCCAGAAGCAAAGGTGGCCCACTTGCCGGCACGCAGCGCCTTGAGCAGCGCCGGGTCGGCTTTTACGAACCGCACGAAGGCCTCCAGTTGCGCGGCCTCGCTCGTGCGCATGGTTGCCACGAAGTCCTGCACGCTACGGTAGTCCAGGCGCTGCCAGTGATACGCCATGACCTGGAACAAGCCCCAGCTCGCGGACGACAGCGCGCAGGCCTCATCGATGGCGATCGCCTGGGAGAGACGCATGTGCTCGCCCGCCTTGCCGACGTAGCCACCGCGCTTGGGGTTCACGAGGTTCGGGAACTGGCGCGCGAGCGCATCCGCGTCGCGGCCGGCGTCCTGCAACTGCCGATACATCACATGCCGCTCAAACAGAATCACGGGCCGGCCATCGGGCAGGAAGCCATTGCCCCGGCTCTCCACCTCGTTGACCGCACGGACGGCCGCCACCGGCACGCCCAGCGTGTCAGCCGCCGCGATCAGGTCGGCGTCGGTCAGCAGGCGCGGACTGCGTACGCCGTCCTGCAGCGCCTGCAGGGTCTTGGGGCCGGCAATGCCGTCGACCACCAGGCCAAAGCGCACCTGCGCGGCCCGCACGGCGGCGGCCGTCTCCGGGCCGTATTCGCCGGTGTCGGGCACGTTGAGGCCCTTCACCGCCAGCAGGCGCTGCAGCTCGCGCACTTCGGCGCCAAGGCTGCCTTGTCTGAGAATCGTCATGACAACCTCCGGAGAAACCGCACCACGCAGGACGAATCCGTCCCGCCCATGCGAAAGAGCTCGACCACGTTGCCGCGCACCGCGAAGACCGCGATGCACAGCACCGCCGTGATGCCGTTCTGCGCCAGCAGCGCCCAGTCGTAGCGGCCGAACAGCACGCCGATGGTCACGGCGCCCGTGAGCACCACCAGGCCATAGGCGAGGCGTGACGCCCAGGGCCGGTGCGCAGCGCCCTCGCGCTTGAAGAGCAGCAGGCGCAGCGCGATCAACGCGCATAGCACGGCCTGCACGATGAACAGGTTTTTCATGGGTTGCCTCCCTTGTCGCTAGTGCCGCTACTGCCGCTGATGCCCTTGAAGACGGCCCCCAGCCGGTCGCTGTTGTCGGCCAGGCGGATCAGCGCCAGCAGCAGCTTCACCACCACGGCGGAGGCGACCAGCGCCCCCACGGCTTGGCTGACTTCCGTGTTGGTGGGCAGTGCCCGGGCGATGAGCGCCGCAGCCAGCGGCGCCGACAACAGGCCCGCCACGATTGACGCGGCCAGGAAGCCGAGCTTCTTAACGGTGCCTAGTTCGCCGCTGTTGAGCACGAAGACGGCAGCGCCGGCGAAGGCGCCAAGCACGGCACCCGGGTCGACGCCAGGCAGCAGGATGGACAGCGCCCCGGCGCCCGTCACAGCGAGCGTGGCGGTGGAGCTGGTGGAGATGGGTTCAGCCATGTGGGTTCCTTGGGGTCAGTCCCAGAGCTGGACCATTTGCACGGCCGGCTGCGGGGAAATGTCGGGCATGTCGAGTTCGGTTCCGTGCGGCAGGATCGGCCCCAGATCGGCAATGCCCGGGTTGGCCAATAGGACGGCCTCGGTGACGCCTGCCGTGCGTCCATAGACCCGCTGGCAGATGGCGTCCACGGTGTCGCCCTGGATGGCTCGCACGCGCATCAGATGAGTTCCACCGTCGTGCGGCTCACACCCATCAGGTCACTTATGGCCCAGCGCGCATCGCGGCGCAGGTCATCGACGCCCAGGTTCTCGGCTTCGGCCTTGCGGTCACCCGTGGCCGTCGCGTCGATCGTCCGGTACCGCTCAATGAGCCACGCGGCCGCCATGCAGTGCACGGCGCGGTGGTAGCGGTGAAGGTGTGCGCTGCGGCCATCGATCTTGGGCGCCGGCACGTCGGCCAGCGTCAACCGGCCGAACGACATTTGCGCCGCCTTCCAGGCCTCCAGCTCGGCGTTGACCGAAATCACCGCTTCCACCAGCGAGGCGCGCAGGCGCTGCGGCGTGACGGTGCCGTCCAGGCGCATGGCGGCGTACGCCTGGTCGACGTCGATATCGGGGAAGAAGCCGTCGTTGCCGATCGGCTCCCCTCCAGGTTGTGCCGGCGCGGGCACGGGTGCAGCTGCGATGAATGAAGACATGGGGTCATGTGAATGAGGAGGCGGTGGACGGGGCAAGGCTTCGCGGCACGCCGGAAGACTGCCCCGTGCCGCCTGATGCGCGGGGTCACGCTCGGTGTCAGCTCTTCCCGTCGCCCTCCTGGGCGCCGGTCGTGGCTGCGTTCTTGATCTCGCGCTCGATGCGCTCGATGTCCTTTTTCACGCCGGATTTGTCGTGCAGCTCCAGGGCGCGACGCAGGTGCACCAGTGCCTGTTCTCGCAGCGCGGTCGCCGTGGCGCCATCCATGCCGGTGCCGGCTTGGCTGACCGCGTAGCCGAGTGCCTTGTGGAGCTTGGCGCGCACCTCGTCCGGCATGTCTTCGCCATTCAGCAGTGCCTCTAGTTCCAGGAGCGCGCCGGCGTCCTCCGGTCGGATTGCGTCCGGCGCCTTGAGCACCATGTTGGCGAACTCCTCGGCGATGAGGCAGGCGGTGGTGCGCTTGTACTGGTCGGGCATCGTCAGCTTGTGGCGGATCGCGTAAGCGGCCAGCGGCAACGCAGCAGCAAATTGCCCCGCGTCGATGTGCCAGACCAGCACGGTCATGAAGACGTCGTCCTGCGCGCCGCTGTCGGCCTGTAGCACTCCCTCCATCCAAGCCGCGTACTCCGGCAGCATCCGGCGCTTGGCCTCTGCCTTGCGCTCGACCGACTGAATCTGCTTGAGCTGGCGCTTGTGCTCACCGAGCTGCGCCAGCATGAGTTCGTACCCAGATGCGTTCTGCAAAGGATTCGAATCCTGCTCGGCCTGCGCCGCGAGGGCGGCGCAGGCCCGCAAGAAATGGTTGCGGGCCGGGCTGCTCATTACGCGGCCACCGTGATGTTCTCGGCCGATGCCGCGCAGCCCAGGTCTTCAAGGACGTACGCGTCGTTGCTCGACTCGTAGTTCTCGATGCGATCGCGCTTGGCGTTGTCCACGATCGTGCGACGGCGGCTGCCTTCCTGGAAGTAGATCGACAGGTTGTCCAGGCGAGTCACCAACAGACCATTGGCCGGGAAGTACGGCACGCGCACGGCAGGCAGGTTGCCGATGCGCTTCTGGCTGACGATCAGGTCCACTGCCAGGGCGTCGGTGGGGCGGTTGGACTGGTTGATGATCGGGAAGTACTTGTCGGCCAGCAGTTGGCGACCGCACACCACGACCAGCTCCGGGTCTTCTGCGTACCACGGGTCAATCATGTGGTTCACCACGTCGAAGACCAGAGCGTCCAGGTTGGCGTAGTCGCCGCCGGCACCGCCGACGATGATCTTGCCGGCGGTCTTTCCCTCCTTCATGACGCGCTGCGGCGCTTGCTCGCGCATGGTCTGCAGCCAGCCCTTGTTGACGTCCTGCAGCATCGGGTTGGCGGCACGATCAGACGTCGGTGCGCGCTTCACCCCGTGAAAGCCAATCATCATGCGATCCAACGCCTGGCGGCGGATGATGGCGTCGCGGATCCGCGTCTGGAAGTCCGGGAACTTGGCCCACGCGTCCAGCTTCTGGTAGGTGATGTGCGTGTCGGAGTTGGTCTGTTCGCAGCGGTACTTGCGACCGTCCAACGTGGAGATGTCCGACGTTTGGCGATCCTGCTTGGTGGTGTCGGTCGTGCTCGCCACTGGCCCAGAGACACCCAGGCCGATCTTCTCGCCCTCTTGCTCGGTCACGCCGTGGAAGTTGATCTTCTTCAGGAAGTCGCTGGATTCCTGGATCTTGTCTTCCAGGCGCTGTTGCACGGTCGGCTCGACCGAGAACTTCACGTCGACGCGATCGACGCCGTTCAGTTTCGCGACTTCGGCCGCATAGGCATCGTAGAGGCGGCGGGTGTTGTTACGCATGTGTTGACTCCGGTTGATGGTCTTCGTGGTGGTGCTGGGTCCGGTGGCCAGGTCAGCAGTCGGTCTTGATGTCGGCCGCGCCGTCGCCGCCAGTTGCGGGCGGGCGTGACGTGAATGCCGGGGTGGTCTCCATACCGTTCTTCAGCGTGTTGAAGGCCTGGTCGCGCTGATCGTTTTGGGTCTTCAGCGCGGCCAGTTGGTCGTTGATGCTCTTGAAGCCCGCAACGACCTGCTCCCCCATGGTCTGCACCTGTGTCGCTACGGTCTGAATCGCTTCCTGTGCGTCAGCGAAGCGTGCGTCGGTGCTGTCGTCCGTCTTGCGTTGTTTGGAGAAGAGCGCCTTGATGCTGTCGGCGAAGCGCGACGGGACAGGCGCGGGGTCAGCAGATACCGATTGCGAGAGATCGGCTTCGACCGGGACCACTTCCGTGAACAGATTGGCGGGATCCAGCTTGCGCGCGGCCAGAGGATTCACAGGCGCCTGCGCGTTGAACTTGAGCACGTCGCAGCCCAGGCTGGCAGGGTTGTCCGTCACGGCAAGACCGACCAGGTAGGCCTCGCCGGTGTCGGCAAAGCTCGGCTGCACCTCCATCGACGAGAAGATTTTTTGACGGGCCTTGGTCATCGCCACCAACTCTTCGGTGGGATCGATCTGTGCGAACAAGCCCAGCTTGCCGTCCACCTCTTCCGTCCGCAGCGCAACCACGTCGCCGTAGGCCTTGAAGGGACCAGCCGGGTCATAGCCGCGGATGTGCTCCAGGTTGACGCGGGCGGTATAGACCTTCGGGTCGTAGCTCTTCGCCATCTGGACCAGCGTCTCGCGGTCGATCACGCGGCCGTCACTCGTCGCGCCTTCGGTGGCAATGCGGAAAAACTTGGTGGGCATGGTGTCCTCTGTGGTCGGTGTCCGGGTAGTTCGGTGGTGTTGCCATTTCAGCGCCGGACACCCACGCGGGCAACGCGTTGATGTTGTGGAAACCCGCGCCACAACAGGCGCCGCGTGGCACGCGCGCGCGGGGCCGGTAGCGTTGCGGCATGACTACGCTCCCCGCCATTGCCTCTCTCACGATCGACCCGGAAAAGGACCCGCGCCGCATCGCACGCACCCTGTACTGGCAGGGCTATCGCGTGGCGCGCATCGCCGAAATGCTGGGCGTCAAACCGGTGACGATCCACAGTTGGAAGCGGCGCGACGGGTGGGCTGACACCACGCCCGATGAACGCGTTGCGCTGACGATCGAAGAGCGCTTGATGCGCCTGGTCGCGAAGGACAAGAAGGAGGGGCGCGACTTCAAGGAGATCGATCTGCTGCGCCGGCAGCTCGACAGCCTGGCGCGCCGTGAGCGCTACCGCGACGGCGGCAACGAGAGCGACCTAAACCCCAAGGTGGCCAATCGCAATGCTGGGCCACGGAAGAAGGCAGAGCGCAACACGGTGAGCCCGGAAGAGCAGAAGAAGCTGCTCGACGCGTTCCACGACTCGCTGTTCGGCTACCAGGACGTGTGGTATCGCGCTGGCCGGGCCGAGCGCATCCGCAACATCCTGAAGTCGCGACAGATCGGCGCCACCTGGTATTTCGCGCGTGAGGCCTTCATCGACGCCCTGACCACGGGGCGTAATCAGATTTTCCTGTCGGCTAGCAAGGCCCAGGCGCACGTCTTCAAGCAGTACATCGTGCAGTTCGCCAAGGACGCCGCCGGCGTCGAGCTGAAAGGCGATCCGTTGGTGCTGCCCAACGGCGCCACGCTGTACTTCCTAGGCACGAATGCGCGCACCGCCCAGAGCTATCACGGCAACCTGTATTTCGATGAGTACTTCTGGGTGCCGCGCTTCCAGGAGCTGCGCAAGGTCGCCTCCGGCATGGCGATCCACAAGCACTGGCGGCAGACGTATTTCTCGACACCTTCCAGCTTGGCGCACGAGGCCTATCCGTTCTGGTCAGGAACGCTCTTCAACCGGGGCAAGCCGAAGGACAAGCAGATCAAGCTCGATGTGAGCCATGCCGCGTTGCGTGATGGCATGCGATGCGCGGACGGCCAGTGGCGTCAGATCGTGACGGTGGAGGACGCGCTGCGCGGCGGCTGCAACCTGTTCGATCTGGATCAGCTACTGCGCGAGTACAGCGACCTCGACTACGCCAACCTACTCATGTGCGAGTTCGTGGACGACACGGCGTCGGTGTTTCCGCTGTCACTGCTCATGCGCGGCATGGTGGATAGCTGGGAGGTGTGGGACGACTTCCGACCGTTCGCACCGCGCCCGTTCGGCTACCGCCAAGTCTGGGTCGGCTATGACCCCAACGGTGGCGGCGGAGACAGCGCTGCGCTTGTGGTGGTCGCGCCGCCGCTGGTGCCGGGCGGCAAGTTCCGCGTGCTGGAGAAACACCAGTTCAAGGGGATCGACTACGAAGAGCAGGCCGCGGCCATCTTGCGCGTGTGCGAGCGCTACAACGTGACGCACATCGGCGTCGACCGAACCGGCATCGGTGACGCGGTCTACAAGATCGTGACGAAGGTTCGCCCCGATGCGAAAGGTTACACCTACAGCGTCGAAGTGAAGACGGCGCTGGTGCTGAAGGCCTACGACGTGATCAGTAAAGGCCGGCTGGAGTTCGACGCCGGTTGGTCCGACCTGGCCGCGTCGTTCATGGCAATCAAGAAGACGGTCACCGCCGGCGGTGGCCGCGTCACCTACCAGGCCGGCCGCTCCGAAGAGATCAGCCACGCTGACCTGGCGTGGGCAACCATGCATGCGCTTTCCAACGAACCGATCGAAGGCGCGAGCGCGACCAACACCAGCATTTTGGAGTTCTCATGAGCCGCAACAAGAATCGCCGCGCCGCCGGCGCCAGTAACCCGCACGTGCG